AAACAAATGCTACTCTTCTGCCTGCGGCTAAATCATCACCTACTAATTCGTTTGCAATTGCGGGATCAATTTTAGAAATCACTTCTCCTACTACACAACGATTTACGAGAGAAGCGACGGTCATTTTATTGATGTGGAAATTTACAGTTTTGAGTTGAAGATCATACATCCCATCTCTACAAACAATTTCCAGAGGCATTTTTGGAGATATACTCACTACCTTCCCCTCAAACTCCAAAGTTTCGGGATAGCCTTCATACCAAGCCCACCATTGTACAATATCGTCTTTTTTGATCAAATCTCTATTGAATCCCTTGATTTTTGGAAGCCGTATTGTTAACTGAGAATGTGGTTCTCTTCTACCGGTAACAAGTTCCGCTTCGATAATTTTGTGAATAATAATCTTTCCAATTTGTAAGCGTTGTCTCATAATCATGTTTTGACTCTCTCCTTAGCAGCTTGAAATGATCTTCGATCTACAAGTGCTGGAATTGTAATCCTACTACCGATTAAATAACGTAGGATTTTACGTTCGTTGTTGTTTCGGATTCGTTCGCTGAAATGTTCCGTAAAATAATAAAGGAGACTTAAGGATTCGTAGGAATCCGTTTCTATTACTGTGTGTTCGATATCTGAGGAAAGAAGATCCATACGAATCTTCAAAGGAATCCCTTCTTTTAATTTTTCAGACCAATCAAAGCCGATTTTTTGGATCAAATGAGAATTCAAATCTCGAAGAAGAGGCCACAATGTCCAATCTCCCCAGTAGAAAGAGGTAATGCGTTGTAGGGTTTCCTCTTCACGAACAAAATGGACGCGTTCATTCATTTAGGAGGAGTCTCCAAGTTTAAAAGTGCGTCGTCGCTGATTGCTTCAATGCGGACTGGAAGTTCAAAACTACGATCCTCATCAGGAAATTCGATTCGTGTTAAAACGATCCAAATAATTCCGAGTGCATTTACTTTAGGGTGTATAATGGAAACGCATTCTGTTTCTTTCCATTTTGAAAGAATATCTCGTAACTCCGAAATTGCACCTAACTGCATTCCGGTATTACTTACAAACTCGAACTCAATCGTAAGTTGCCAATCATGAAAACCTACAACTTCTTTGATTGTTCCTTCTCGTCCCGGAACGGTTGTCTTGGAATAGTTTTTCTCCTGAGAGACCGTTACCTTGGTTCCTCTCGGACAACGATAATCTCCTATTTTTACAGGATCTAAATCGGATCCAGTAACTGCTAAAAATGAGCCGCCTGGTGTTGGGTCTAATAACATTATTGAGTTCCTCCAAATTGAAGTGCGTATGGGGTCATAGGGTTCCCTTGATCCGCAGATTTTTTAATTTCAGTTGTAAAGACATTTCCAATCCAATCCCCGGCCTCTTTGTAACCGGAAGAATTGTTTTGGAATGTGACTTTGTCTACGAGTCGATTGATTGTAATTTGAATTGCTGGGGCCTTGGATGCTCCACCCGGAAAACCTTGCAATGGACTATTCAGTAAAGAAGGATCTAATTTAGGTATTTCTAATGCTTTGGAATACTGAGCTTGGTTACTTAGATCGAGTTTAGCGCCACCTGTTTGAGAGAGCATTTTGTCAACGCTCCCCATACCCATAGAATCAAAAATGGATTTTGTCTCGGAAGTTGCCGGTTTGACATCGACAGCTTTGAGGGTATTTTGTGTCGCTCCGATTGCTACTTGATCGCCTCCCACGCCAAAAAAACTTTTTACGGCAACCACGGCTTTATCAATCCAACCTACAATTGTCGCCCAGTTTTGTTTGATTACGACTAACGACGCGATGATGGCGCCGATCGGTCCAGTCAAAAGCAGTAAGGCGGAAACAAGAAATTTATGTTCTTGCCACGCGTTGGCAACAGCCGTTGTCCATTCGTCCCAGTAGTAAACCGCAGCAGCCACAACCCCAACCGCAAGTAAGATTCCAGCGACCACCCATGTAATCGGGTTTGCCCAAAGAGATACGTTGAGTGCATTAGACGCCCATGTAAGTCCTGTCGTAACTGCGGTTTGAATTGTTTGCCAAGCGGCAAGCGCCTTTGTCCGACTGGTCATGATGCCATACAGAAACGTCAATGCTTGCCAGGAATACATCGCAGCACCAACGATACCGATTAACGCGTATTCTGCGACGGCTAAAGCGATCGTTGCGGTTCTATTGGCAACTTTTGCCGCCCAATTTTTAACCGTTGCTATCGTATCAAAAATCTTTGCAGCCGCTGCGGAACTTGTCACTGCGGTATACGCTCCAATGATTCCAACGAGCGTAGTAAACGCGCCTCCTAAAAATAGAGCAACGGATCCACCGATAATGAGATAGGAAATAAATTTCCTGAGCCCAGGACTTTGGTCTAAGAATTTTGTCATCCCGGAAAGCATGTCTCCAAATCCTTTTACGATGGAAAGAATCGGACCGCTGGAAATATCTTGACCGAGGCTTGTTTTTAAACTCTTCCAAGCTTCTGCACTTCTATCTAACTGAGAGGACAAGTTATCCTGATTGATTGAAGCCATTTTGTTTAAGGCTTCTGCGGTGCCGCTTAGGTTTGCATCTTTGATTTCCGAAATCGAAGTTTTTAACTCTCCCATTTTTGGAAGTAAGTTTTCAAGCGCGGCCACGGCTTCTTCCGAGCCGAGCGCTTTTTTGATCTCGTTACGTGCGTCGAGTTTTAGAACTTTGTTACCTGTAGCCTGATCCACCACAAAGGAGTTCCGATATTTTTGATTCATCTCTTCCAAAAGCTCAGGCATGGATTTGATTTGACCTTGTGCGTTTTTTGCATTGAGTCCGAGTTTTTGAAACCCTTCGCCCACCGAACTTAAAAAAGCGCGGTAACTGGTTCCAGCAACTCCGGGAAGCATCGTGTTTTGAAGTTTCCCTAAAACAGCCATCTGCTCTTCAAGTTTAACACCCATACCGGCGGCGGTAGCGCCAAGCCCTTGCATTGCACTCTGCATTTTCGCGCCGTCTGTTTTGAATTTTTGAACGGAAAGAGAAAGTGTATTCGCAAAACGTAATGCAAACGCGGCGTCCGATTCGTTGTACATTTTTTTGAACTGAGCGTGTGTTGTACCAAACAAATCCGCAAGTCCCGCAAAATCCCCCTTCGTCGCAATTGCTGCTTTTCCCAAGGCGCCCGCAACACTCGAAAGCTCCGCCGGGTTTAAAGTGGAAACAGCGGATTTGATGTCATAGATTCCTGATAAAAAAGTCTCTTGAGCGATTCCCATGTCGCCTGTCATGGCGCGAACCTCAGAGGAAATTTTAGAAACTTCATCCTTAGTTACTCCCAAGGACTCTATGTTTTTCTCAAGCTTACCCGCTTCGAGCCCTGCTTCGATGAGAGATTTGGACATGTAGAGTCCAGCGGATCCGAGCTCCAGCATTTTCTGCCCTGTGTGAACCATTCCCATCGAACGGTCAAAAAGTCTTGCGGACGCGGATGTTTCGTCCATACTCTTTCGAACATTTTTCCATCTTGTCTCGATTTCGCCGAGGCGACCGGATACGTAATCCTTGAGACTTAAAACAACACCGAGTTCAAATGTATCCATTTTCGTACCTACTTGTAAAGGTAAAGCAGATAGACCGTGGACATATAAAGGTTTGTTACAAGAGGTAAGTATTTTAGGAATTTATTTTTGTTAAACGGAATGACGACTAACGCAGGAATGATTCCAAAAAATGGAAAGAAAGACCAAACAAACAAAAATCCATAGATTGCATAAGCGAACGGAATCAAGTCGCTCACTTTTGGATTTTTTGGATCAAAACCTTTCCAATCTTTCGCCATTTGTATATTCCTATATCCTAAATTAAAAATCCTTTGTAAATCAGATTATCACTTGCCGAATGCTTTTGCGATTCCTTTAGCAACTCCAGCCGCGATCATATCTATAATCCTTTCTTGTGTCCATTGAAGGTCTTTGCTTCTTCTTGCGATTTCTTCCGCGTCAAACGGATCCGGAATCGGAGTATCGGGAAACAAGAGACGAATTAAATTTTCAAGCGCCCCCATCCCCAACCGAATCTCCGCATCCCGATCCGCTAAAGCTTTTTTGAAACCGCCTCTTGATTTAGTTTTGCCAGATCAAAAATCTTACGACTGATCGAAGAGGCAAGGCCGGGAGCTCCTTTATTGATCCAGCCTGAAAATGTCTCAGAACTTGGATACACCAAACAGCGATTCACAAAATCAATATCAGCCTCGATCGGATCTAACTTTTTAGATCGATCCGAAACTTTGGAGAGAGTTTCTTTCGACGGAACTCTACACAGCGTGGAATATTCATCCACTTGAATGAGGTGTAGTCCGCCTTTATCGTCTAGAAATTCTTTAATTACTTCTATCTCCACTTCGTAACGAGCAAGAAAGTTTTCGTCGATCGAAACGTAATCTTTAGGAAGGTTTGAGATTGCCTGTTGGTAATCGTTAAATTTTTGAGTGCCTTGTAGTTCCATTTTATATTCTCCTTATATTATATATTATGTAAATGTAATGATTGGATAGCTTGTCACTGCAAGGTCAAGATCCGTCTCAGCCGCATCCGCCCCGGTTTCAAACGGAAGGGAAAATTTTATGATCTTGGCGGCTGGAACGGTTAAAAGAAGAGTTCCACCTTCCACCTCACAACGGGCCGTAATCGGCGAAGGTGGAAGTTTGAGTAGATCCCCGCCGAAAGGAGTGGCAAGCTTGATCATATATTTCAACTCGTCGAGTTCGATCGTAGCCTTCGCCTGACGTTTGTAAGATTTTACAGACCAGCTTACCGGTTCTCCACCTTTGCCGAGCTTGAATGCGATGTCTGCTTCATAGTCTAAACTAAATTTAGAAAACTTAACCAACTCTCTACCCAACATAGTTAAGGTAAAATTTTCGAAACTTAGACTCTGCGGTAAAATATCTCCTGGATTTGGCATTTTGAATTTCTCCTTTTAGTCTTACGCCAACGCGAATTCAGTGGACCACTGAATAGCATCGATTCTGTCTTTAATGTACATCTTGAGAGTTGCAGGAAGAATCTTTCTCCCGTTCACTGTTTTGATCGGTTGTAACTTGATTTCGTGGCCCGAAATCTCCGCTTCTCCTGCGCGCTCCATTTCTGAGGATACTTTGGCGTCGATTGTAGCTTTGAGATAGTCGAGGCCTCCGCTTCCGGAGTTGGTTTCCGTGTCCGATTTTAAAAACGGAAGAGATTCTCGGTAAACGATCCGGTGCATTTTGTTCGCACGACGCAGTTCTGGAATATACTGAAAGTCTGAAGTAGGTCCGGACATCAAGTTGTCGGATGCGATAAAGACGCCTTGGTAGTCGGGATAGATTTGAAGAATGGTCAGACCCAAATCATCAAAGGCGGTTTGATACCCTTTGTAACCATCATTCCAATAACGAATTCCGATCAAGGTTTTAGATTTGTTTCTGGCAACCCAAGCAGCACTAACGTTGACTCGATGAGCTGCAAGTCTCGCACAAAGCAAAGTCGCGGCGTTTCTCCATTCTCCGATCGTTCCGGCGAGTTCTAAAGAAGCATTCCATCCACCGTTTGACTGGATTCCACCGGGAATGTAACGACCTTCCGCACCTACTACACAAACCCTTTCGTTTTCGTACGAATCCCACTCGTCTTGGATCCGCAGGAAATACGTTTCCACAGATTCGGATGGAAGTTTTCGCTCTGTTTCGAGTACCGCAAAAATACGAAAAAGATTTTCGGTCCTCATTTCTTCAAGAAGAGTAGAAACCGAAATCGCAAAGGCTCTATCCACTCCACCAACGTGGTGGAACCAGTAGAATGGAGAGTTGCCTTGATCGACTGTTTTCAGCGCTTCGATTGCGGTTAACCTTGCCCCAGGAGATGAGCCTGGACCTTTGATGTTAAACGTAAAGGTATCACCTACATGAAACGTATCTGCGAGAGGAGTGTCATTATGAAACGTTGCGGTAACTCCAACGGCAAGCGCAATCACTCCGGAAACAGGAGTTACGAGTAGAGGCCCGAACGTATCCCCACCATCTTCACTTTTACGATATTCTGCGGTTCCAAGCGCACCCGCTTTCGTAATTTTTAAAACGACACCTCGGTTTCCAACTGGAGTTCCCGAAATTGTAGGTGGATCCGCCAAGCCAGTGTTTGCAGGTCCAGGAATCATAGGATCCACGCTTCCAGTCTGGTCATTTTCGGAACGGATACAAAGGACAGGAACGGGAATCTCACCCACAGTTTCGTCAAATTCTTCGAAATGTTGTTTGAGTGCATCGACTAACTCACCCTTTACGAAAACGTCCTTACCTTGCTGGTAAGAAGATATGAGGATCGGAGTATTTGCGGTGTATCCTTCCGCCTGTCCGATTTTCGCGTGGACCTTATCTTCATATGGAAAACTATTTCCAAGTCCCCCAGAAACGTGCGTAGTTGAAACTGATCCTATAGCCATTACTGTCCTCCTTTTGTTATAATAACTTTATGATATATGAATATATATTGAAGACTACTCATCCCTTATACTCCTTCCGGAATCGGTCCTTCGATTTCCAATTCGACTCCTGCCAACGTTTCCTCTTCTTCGATCGTGTAGAGTCCGTCTTTAAAAATGATTTCTACATAGAGTTTGTAGTTCCCGGTTTCTTTCGCAGGATCGTCTACGAGTCCCGTTTTACCGAGGCGAACTAAAATCGGAATTTGCTCTTCGGATTTAATCCAGGTCCGAAGACTCACGAACAAAAGACACTGATCTAAGATTCCACGATTGACAACGGAACTGATTACGTCCGCATCCGGTTCGTCTAACCAAAAGTCAACGGTGTATTTAAATTCTTGTTTTGCATGACGCACCGCGTTTTTAAAGAATACGGAATTCCCTCGAACGATCCTTTCTAAACGATGTTTGATTTTTCTACCCAAGGTGTTTGTGGGTTCTGAATACTTTAGAATCGCACACGGAATTTTTTCCTGAATCCCGTCCAAAGGAGTCTGGTACTCAAAGAATCGATCCGAAGGAATCACTACGTTTCCATTGATTCGGATACTCTCCACCATCTCTCGGATGTAATCTATGTGAGACTTCCTCATTTTTTGAAAATATCCTTCAAGGCGTCCCTGAAATTTTTAAGAATTAGTTTTTTAGAATCTTCTAATGCAGGTCTGAAATAGGGTCGGGCCGGAATGTTTTTCGCCTCGAATCCAAACTCATGAATCCGAGCGTATTTTGAATTGGTTCCTACGACGACCGTAGAATCGTTTTCTTTTACGATTTCAAAAGAAGAGGAAAGTTCTCCTTCCTCAATCAGAGTCAAAGGAGATTTCCCTTTTTCTTCTTTTCTTTCTTTTGTCGTTTCGGAAAGCTCCGGCCAACTGGATTTGTATTTTTGAGAGCGAATTCCTTTGGTGACATTCGCTTGAACAAGAGCCGCGTTCCTATCTTGGACTTTTGTGAGTTTGTCTTGCCCTTCGGAAATCGCGCTATGAAGTGCCGGACCAAACGTATCCGTTACGGTAAGAAATTTCATACTTTGTTTCCTCCCGCTTTTGGTTTGGTTACTTCAATTCTGATTAATGAAAATCCTTCCAGTTCTTGCACTGGATGGATCGTATCAATCAACCATTCCGATCCGTCCTTCTGGATCCTACATTCCGGTCCAACGATTGTAGTTCTCAAGTCTTCCTGACGAATTTGGCAAACTGCTCGGTACTCCTGTCTTTCTCCGACTTCGTTGTCGGATTCTGCGTCCTTCCAAATCCAAACACAAGAAATGTCTTCGCTACTTCTATACGTCGTTTTTTTAGATGCGTTTAGTCCAGATGGAGAAGGAATTGAAATCGGAGTCAGGATTTTGATTTTATCTTGTGCTCCTTTTTCAAAAGCACGATCCAGCATTGAGTGAATGCTCATTAGGCAACCCCCGGAGATTCGGAAGGTTGTTTTCCGAAGAGAAGGAAATAGGCTTTATTACGAAATCCTTCTACGATTTCACCTCGTTCTTCTGCACTCATTCGAGATCGTTTGACTTTCGTTCCTTCGCCTCCACCGGTGGAAACTTCCTCCGGATCAAAACCATCGTTGTATCCAAACTCCTCAATGATTTCAGCCTTGATAAGGAGAATTTCGGATGTCCGCAGTGGCGTTGTATACGGAGGACTATCAGGAATTGCAACTCCCCAGGACGTTAGTCGTGCTTTTGCCAAAGCAGCCGCAGACTCAAGAAACTCCTCGAACGGAGAAGCGGAATCTCCGTCTCTTACGTCGGAAAGATCCAAGCTTTTAGGTTTGATCCTGAGTTGTTTTTTGAGTTCTGCAACTTCGTTTAACATATGTTTGGCGATCCGATTAAGGTTTTTTAGTTTTGTGATGACAGCTTGCAGAAAAGAGTTTCGCAAAAGCGAAATCATAACTGATTACCGTTCCCTCGATTTGTTCTCGGATAAAGCGGTCGCTCTCCACGAGTTGGCCGGCGGAATCCTCGTACAACTCAAGCGTTACGTCTTTGTTCCACGTAAGGATTGCGTCATCGTCCATATCCGGATGAGTTTTCCAGTTCATTCCAAAAAAGTTGAGAACCTGACCCGTTTTAACATAACCTTCGAGTAAGTTCATGGATTGAAATTGTTTGAAATTGGTTTCGTCTGTAAGCATCTTCTCTAAAAAGTTTTTACTCACAACGGCATGTGTGAACTCGACTCCTTGATCCGCAGAGAGAAGTAAATTTACTACATCGGAATACTTCCAAACGGTTCCTAACGTTTGGGATGTTTTCGCTTCTGTTCCGGTATTTCCATCACCGGACTTAATAACACGAAGGGCCTCTTTCGTAATCTGTTGGGAAAGTTTCCAACCGAAGACTTGAAAGATGTTTTGCACCTTTAGGATTTGCATTCTCTTCAAAGACTCGTAAGTGAAATTGATTTCGAGTCCTACCGGACTGGTTTCGATTGCTTTCTCTTGAGCTTTGATCGTTGCTTTCGGAAATTTTCCGCCGCTTTCTTTCGCCTTTTTCTTAGCGGTAAGATCAGAACCCTCGATGTCAAACGCGACTGATCGCGCGGCGCCTTGGCTTATGCGAGTTTTCACAGAATGCGTATCTTCTAACTTCACCTGAAGTTGACCCTGATTCATTCCGATGTATATGTTTTGGTTTACGAACTCAGGGAAGAGATACTTCGATTGGTTAGATGCTTTTATGAAGTCGTCTACGGAAAACGAAGCTTCTCCGATCGAAACGTTATTTGCCATTAATTGGCGTTCGAATGCGGATAGATTTTTTCCCGTTGGTGTTTCCGGATCGTATCCGAACCCGGATTCTTCTCGCTCCATAAATTCGTTCATGGAAAGACCGTCGCGTTTTGCGTCGGAATAGGCTTCGGCTTGTAAGTCGAGACGAACAAGCCCGTTATCTAATTTTACGTGTGGCACTTTA